CGTAAACCTCTCGACCGAGCGGCTATTTCGGCCAACATTCTTGACGCGATCGGCAACGGTGCAACCATCACTGGCGCGTGTCGCGCGGCTGGCATTACGCTNCCGACGCTGCANAAATGGCGNGACGCCGATCCGGCTCTTGCCGTCGCATTATCTAAGGCAATCGAAACCGGCGCGGACGCNGTGGCGGTTGAAGCGCTGGCCATCGTCGACGCGCGGCCAGANAGCTACATAGACAAGAGCGGCAATCGCCGCTTGGACCCTGCCGCCGTCGCGTGGCAAAAGGTTCGAGCCGATACTAGGTTGCGCCTCATCGCCTCTTGGGCGCCGCGCCGCTATGGCGCTAAGGTGGACGTTGGCGGGCAGATTGAAGTCAAGCACGACAACCCCGCCGTCCAAGAGCTTGTCGCGATGGTGCGCGCGGCCAAGCGCGGCAACGCCTTAGACGCGCCGCCGCTGGCGCTCCCCGCTGGCCTGCCCGACGACGCCGCTGATTTGCTATAGGCGCGGCGCGCGGCGCAACGTGACGCTATAGCTGCAAGGCCTTATGCCAGCCCGGCGGCTGGCGCGCGGCGCGGGGGCGCGGCGCGGTTAGCTAGGTTCCATATGGGGCTAGGCGCTTGATAATAAAGGCTTTTTGCGAGGGGGTGGGGGGCGGAAAGGCCGGCGGGGGTGTCGCGCTGTGCAGTGCCACGTCCCCATTTTTTGCGCATTTTTGCCCATCTCGACACTACTTGCAGTTTTTTGCACGTTGCTACCGTCATCGCCCAAAATTCCGCACCCCCCACCCCTCTTTTGGCAATCAGGGCACCTCTCCTATTTTTTTTGCGCACAACCGGCAGGTTGACACGCCCCCCTCCCTCGCACCATATCGTACCCAGCGGTGCTGCTCCCCGTTTCGGTGCGAGCGGCGAGCACGGAGCGCATCAAGTGTCGGTCGACCTGTCAGTTCTTTCGCACATCGACGAGGCGGAAATCGCCAAGTGGTCTGCCGAGGACATCGCTTACGTGCTGTGGCAGGCCAAGTGGGCCGGCACCGCTCGTCCCAACCAGCTACCGCCCGAGGCCGACTGGCTCGAGGCCGGCTTCATGGCCGGTCGCGGGTTCGGTAAAGCCCTCGCGCTCGACACGCCTATCGCTACGACCTCGGGCTGGACGACCATGGGCGACATCAAGGACGGCGACGAAATCTTCGATGAGAACGGGTACCCGTGCGTCGTTGAGAAAGCGCACGACGTGTTACTGGGCCGAGACTGCTACCGCGTCGTGTTCGATGACGGTAGCGAGATCGTCGCCGATGGCGAACATCTCTGGGCGACGTTGTCCCGCGCTGATCGGCGTGCGAAACGCCCAGCGCGGATACGCACCACGAACGAGATCGCGGCCACTCTCCGCGTTTCCGGGGCGAGCAACCACGCCATTCCGGTGGCGGGCGCGCTGTACCTTCCCCAAGATGATTGGCTGCCTATCCCGCCCTACCTGTTGGGGCTGTGGCTTGGAGATGGCTCATCCGCAGGCGCGGCCATAACCACCGCCGACGAAGAGGTGGTCATGGCGTTCGAAGCTGAAGGCTACGTGATGCGCCCGTACGCCAGCACAAGTTGCGGGGCCGCCAAGATTTACGGCATCACGGCTGGCGTGAAAGGAACCCGCAGCAGCGCCACAGGGCAGTACGTCGGCGGGGGCTTCCCTGCGCTGCTGCGCGAACTCAATCTGGTGAACAACAAGCACATCCCTACGGACTATTTGCGCGCCTCAGCACCGCAACGACTGGAGCTGCTACAGGGGTTGATCGACAGCGATGGTCACGTGAACCGCAGCAACGGCAACGTGGAGTTTTGTTCAACGAACGAGCGACTGGCCTCGTCCACAATGGAACTGGCGTTGTCCTTGTCGCTCAAGGCGCGGCTCTATGAGGACCGGGCGCGGTTGAACGGAGAAGACAAGGGGCCGCGCTATCGTGTGTGCTGGCAAGCAGATGCGGGCACGCCTCCCGCGCGCCTCGCGCGAAAATGCGCCGCACTCCAGCCTAAGTGCGCCCCGGCTTCGCGGCGGCGCTATGTCACGGCTGTCGAACCTGTCCCCTCCGTTCCGGTGCGGTGCATCACGGTTGACAGCCACAGCAGCCTGTATCTTGCCGGGCGCGCCATGATCCCGACACACAACACGCGCGTCGGCGCGGAGTGGCTGGGCGCGGCGACGTATGAGGATGTCGATGCGATGCCAGGCGCAGTGATTGCGCCCACCTACGGCGACGTCAAGTTCACCTGCTTCGAGGGCGAGAGCGGCCTGCTCAACGTCGTGCCCAAGGAGCTCATCGTGCGCTACAACTCGTCGGACATGATCGTCGAGATGAAGACGCGCAGCGGCAAGACGGCGACCATCCGTGGGTTCACGGCTGAGAAGCCGGAGCGGCTTCGCGGGCCGCAGCACGCTCGGGTCTGGGGCGATGAGTTGTCGTCGTGGGTGTACGGCGAAGAGACGTACGACATGATGAAGATGGGCCTGCGGCTTGGGCCGGCGCCGCAGTTCCTGTGGACGACGACGCCCAAGCCGAAGGAGCTGGTCAGGAAGCTGATCGAGCCGCGCAAGGGGCGGTTCATCGTGCGCGGGTCTACCTTCGACAACCGCGAGAACCTGCCGGAAAGCTTCTTCGAGCAGCTGGAGCAGTACGAGGGGACGACGCTNGGGCGGCAGGAACTGTACGGCGAGTTGATCGACCCNGAGGAGAGCGGGATCATCAAGCGCTCGTGGTTCAGGATGTGGCCGGCGAAGAAGCCGCTACCGTCGTTCGACTGGATCATCATGTCGATGGACACGGCGTTTACCGAGGCGACCTTCGACAAGAAGAACGGGGCGGACTTCTCAGCCTGCGTCGTGATGGGCGTGTTCATGCACGACGGCGTGGCCAACCTCATCGTGCTTGACTGCTGGTCGGAGCAGCTGGGCCTGCCCGACCTCATGTCGCGGACCAAGCGCGAGCTACAGAACCGGTACGGCGACGACGAGGACACGGCGGTCATCCGGCCCATGTTCGGCTCGGGCAAGCCGTCGACCAGTGGCCGCGCGCCCGACATCCTGCTCATCGAGGACAAGGGCAGCGGGATCTCGCTGCGGCAGATGCTCGAGCGCGAGGGCATCTCGGCCTACGCCTACAACCCAGGGCGGGCGGACAAGCTGTCGCGGCTGCACATCGCCTCGCCGGTATTCGCGCAGCGCCGCGTCTGGCTGCCCGAGAGCGACAAGTTCAAGGGCCGGCCCAAGACGTGGATCGAGCCGATGCTGGCGCAGCTGTGCGCATTCACCGGCGCTGGGTCGATCAAGCACGACGACTACGTCGACGCTGTGACCCAGTGCGTCAGGCTGTGCCTCGACAAGGGACTGGTCAGCACCTTGAAGCCGCGCGAGCAAAAGCGTAAAGACGCTGAGATCGAAGAGCGCAGGTCTGTCCCGCGCGACTACTCAAATCCGTACGCGGCGTAGAAGGATAGACCATGGACGACGACAACGACGCGCTGCCCGACTACGGCGACCTGAGCAGCGACACTCAGGCTGAGATCGCGTCGATGGACCCCGATGCCGACGACGACGTGCAGGACACCGACGACGGTGGTGCTATCGTCGACATGAGCGACGAGGATGAGGACGCCGAGCGCTCGCCCGACTTCTACAAGAACCTCGCCGAGGAGATGAGCGAAGGGGCGTTGAGCGACATCGCGTCGGAGTTCATGGAGCTCATCGAGCGGGACAAGGAATCGCGCAAGAAGCGCGACGAGCAGTACGAAGAGGGCGTCCGTCGCACGGGGCTGGGCGACGATGCTCCGGGCGGCGCGCAATTCCAGGGGGCATCGCGCGTCGTCCACCCCATGCTGACCGAGGCGTGCATCGACTTCGCGTCGCGCGCCATGAAGGAGCTCATGCCGCCGTCCGGGCCAGTGCGCGACCTCATCCTCGGCGATGTCACCGTCGAGAAGGTGAAGAAGGCGCGGCGCAAGACCGCGCTGATGAACTGGCAGCTGACCGTCCAGTCGCCCGAGTTCCGCGCCGAGCTTGAGCAGCTGCTGACGCAGGTGCCACTGGGCGGCGCGCAGTACCTCAAGACGACGTGGAGCAACCAGCGCAACCGGCCTGAGTTTCTGTTTGTCGCTATCGACGACATGCTGCTGCCGTTTGCCGCGACCAACTTCTACTCGGCGCAGCGCAAGACCCACGTCCAGTACCTGACCACGCTCGACTACGAGCGCAAGGTCAAGAGCGGGATGTATCGCGATGTCACCATCGCGCCGCCGGGCCTCGAGCCGGAGCGGTCGGTGGTCGACAAGGCCAACGACAAGATCGAGGGCCGCGACGAGAGCAGCTACAATGAGGACGGCCTGCGCACTGTCTTCGAGATCTATGCCACGACCTCGCTCAGCGATGACGACGAGCCGTCGCCCTACATCATCTCGGTGGACAAGACGAGCCGCACGGTCCTGTCGATCTACCGCAACTGGGACGAACTGGACGACAGCCGCGAGGAGCTCCAGTGGTTCGTCGAGTTCCCATTCATTCCGTGGCGCGGCGCGTATCCCATTGGCCTTCCGCACATCATCGGCGGCCTGAGCGCTGCCGCTACTGGCGCGCTGCGTGCGCTGATGGACTCGGCGCACATCCAGAACGCTCCGACCATGCTGAAGCTGAAGGGCGGGTCGCGCGGCGGCCAGTCGCTCAACATCCAGCCGACGCAGGTCGAGGAGATCGAGGGCGGCCTCAACGTCGACGACATCCGCAAGATCGCGATGCCGCTGCCGTTCAACCCGCCCTCGCAGATCCTGATGCAGCTGCTCAGCTTCATCACCGACGCAGCCAAGGGCGTGGTGCGGACCTCGCTTGAGGATCTGACCTCCGACATGCAGGCCGACGCGCCCGTCGGCACGACACTGGCCCGCATGGAGCAGGGCATGGTCGTGTTCAGCGCGATCCACGCCCGTCTGCACGACGCCATGGCGCGGATGCTGCGCATCCTGCATCGTCTCAACGGCATGTACCTCGACGACGACGACATCGAGGACGAGATCGGCGAGGAACTGGCGACCCGCGAGGACTTCGAGGGGCCGCTGGACGTCGTGCCCGTCAGCGACCCGAACATCTTCAGCGAGACCCAGCGCTACGCGCAGGTGCAGGCGGTGGCTCAGCGCGCCCAGGTCGTCCCGCAGCTGTACAACCTGCGCAAGGTCGAGGAGCGCATCCTCGAGACGCTCAAGATCCCTAACCCGCAGGAACTGCTGGCCAAGACGGTCGACCCGAAGGAGCAGAACGCAGTCAACGAGAACGTCGCGGCCACCATGGGCCACGCAGTTCTGGCGTTTCCCGAGCAGGATCACATCGCGCACCTCAAGGCGCACCTGAACTACATGCTCAACCCGATGCTGGGTTCGAACCCGCTGATCGGCGCCACCTACCTGCCGATCATGCTGAACCACATCAAGGAGCACATCGCGTTCTGGTACGCCACTGGCGTATTCGAGATCAGCAGCGAAGCTACCGGTCTCGACTTGGGCGAGGCGATGCGCAACATGAAGGATCCCAACGAGCGCAAGGCGTTCGACCGGATGCTCGCGGAAGCGTCGCAGACCGTCAGCCAAGAGGCCCAGCAGGTATTCGACCAGCTGCCGCAGGCCATTCAGCAGGCGCAGCAGACGCTCCAGCACCTCATGCCGCCCCCGCCAATGGACCCGGCGGTGCAGGTCGCGCAGCAGCAGGTCCAGATGCAGGGCCAGAACAACGCGCAGCGCAACCAGATCGCCGCGCAGCAGGTGCAGCTTGCCCAGCAGCAGGCCGAGCACAAGGCCGAGATGGACAAGACCAAGCTGCTCTCTTCGACCCAGCAGTCGCAGGAGAAGATGGCGCAGAACGAGCGCAATTCGCTCCGCAACGCCGCCATCGAGGCCGCCAAGGAGCACGCTGCGGACGAGCGCGAGCGCCTCGATCTCGAGGGCCGCGCGGCCATGAACACCGAAGACAACGACACGTCCATCCAGATCGCGCTGATGGACCACGCACACGCTCAGGCCATGGAGGCTTACAAGCCCGAGCCGAATAAAACCCCCGAGTAAGCCAGAGGAACATGACCATGAACGACACCAAAGGTAAGCCGGTCCCTGACACCGCCATGCCGCTGCACAAGGCGCTGGCGATGGGCCACCCGGTCGAAACTGGCGCCGGCAAGGGCGCGCTGGGCGGTAAGTCCAGCGGTCCCAAGACGCCTGCGTGAGACGAGTCCACCCGCTGCTCCAACGCCTGGAGACAGAGCAAGCGATGCTTGCGAAAGAGGCGTTGGCGCAGCCCCAGAGCCGAGATGCGTTCGAGTACGGGCGCGTTGTCGGCATGTACGCAGGCCTCGAGCGAGCAGTGAACGTGCTGTTCGACCTCATCAAAGAGGATGAGGAGCGAGGCCTGAAACTCTAACCTTGCAAGAAGGAGCACTCATGCAAGAATACGTCCTGAACCAGGTCAAAATCAGCTACGACGGCATCGAAGATGCCTTCCCTGATGTTGACCCCAACTGCGTCCCCTGCGGGTCGAACATTGTCGTCCAGCTGAAGCGTTCCAAGTCGGTCACCGCCGGCGGGATCATTCTGGTGGCCGACAGCAAGCAGACTGAGCAGTGGAATACGCAGGTCGCCAAGGTGGTCCGTGTCGGGCCGCTGGCCTACCGCAGCCGCGATACGATGCAGCCGTGGCCCGAGGGTGCTTGGGTCAAGGAAGGCGACTTCGTGCGCGTGCCGAAGTACGGCGGCGACCGTTGGACCGTCAAAACGGGTCCGGATGATGACTCCGAGATCCACTTCATCATGTTCAATGACCTCGATGTCCGAGCCATTGTGCCTGATCCGCTGTCGATGACAGCGTACGTCTAACCCCTGCATTGCTGCCAAAAAGGAAGGAGATGCAATGTCTGACACTGATCTGAAGGACGACGACATCGAGATCGTCGAAGAGACCGGAAACGACGACCCTGTGGTCGTCGAAGACGGCGATAAGCGCCTCGGCGACAACGCCGAGGACAACGAAGACGACATCGTCAACGGCGACACCGACGCTGACCGAAGCGCCAAGAACGCCAAGAAGCGCAAGAAGCAGAAGGAACTGCGCAAGCGCGCCCGCGACAACGCGGAACGCGAACTGCAACTGCTCCGCCAGCAGAACGAAGATCTGATGCGGCGCGTGCAGGCGACTGAGGTTCACGCCGCCGGCACCAACGTCTCGCAGTTCGACAGCCAGCTGGCTGCCGTGCAGAACGAGATCCGGCAGGCTGAGTACGTCATCAGCAAGGCTGTCGAAGCCGGCAACGGTGAGGACGTAGCTGCCGCTATCCGACTGCGCGACGAGGCCACTTCGCGTGCGCAGCAGCTTGCCGCTGCCAAGCAGCAGGCCGAGCAGGTACGGCAGCAGCTGACGGCTCCTCGTGCGGATCCGCGCGTCGTCAACTTCGCGCAGGAGTGGCACAAGGCCAACCCTTGGTACAACCCGAACGGCGCCGATGAGCACAGCCTCATCACCAAGGCTGTCGACAACGCTCTGGCCGCCGAAGGCTGGAACCCCGGAACGGAAGCCTACTGGCACGAGCTCACCAAGCGCGTTGCCAAGCGCGTCGGCGGAGAAGAGAACGTGAGCAAGGACAAGAAGAAGGACAAGGGCGAAAAGACTGCCAAGCGCAAGGCCCCGCCCATGGGTACTGACCGCGAAAGCGGGGCCAATGTTGGCCGCAATCAATTTCTGGTTTCCAAAGAGCGGAAAGATGCTATGATCGAGGCTGGAGTCTGGGATAATCCCGAACTTCGCAAGCGCTACTTGAAAGCGTACCAGGCCTACGACCGTGATGCGTCTCGCTGATCTATACGAAGGAGTGAGATAACATGGATATGGATGAACGCCTCAAGAAGGACGATGGTGCTAGTCGGCGCAGCCGCGCTCTGGATGACCGCAATGTCACCCAGAACCGAGCTATCAGCGATGACGACCGGCTCATGATGTTCCAGCAGCAAATGCACAACGACGTACTGCCTGATATTCCGGAAATCCCCGGTTATCACGTATGCTGGCTCACGACCACCAATCCGAGCGATAGCATTCAGCGGCGTATGCGACTCGGTTACGAGCCCATCACAGCCGCCGACGTGCCCGGAATGGAGTTCGCCACGATCAAGACCGGCGACCATGTCGGCATGATCGGCGTCAACGAGATGCTCGCGTTCAAGCTCCCCATGAACCTCTATCAGATGTACATGAAGGAAGCCCACCACGACGCTCCGTTGCGTGAGGAAGACAAGCTTGAGGACGTGGCGAATATGCTGCGCGATCAGGCCCGGTCGACCGGCGGCGCGCTGATCGAGGAAGAGGGATCCGCAGACATTCGTCAGTCCGCTCGCGCTCCTGTCTTCATGTAGGGGCGTCCCCCATCAACCTCTTTCGAGGTAAACGGCTATGTCTACCAATTCGGCTCCGTTTGGCCTTCGTCCGAGCTATCATCCGTCCGGTGTGATCCGTCCCACCGCGTACTCGATTGCTTCGGGCTATGCGTCGAACATCTACGGCAATCAGCCTGTCCGTCTCGCTCCGGCCACCACCGGCGGCGAAACTGAGGGCACCATTGTCCCCGCTGCGGTCGGCGCGGCTTTCATCGGCACCTTCTCGGGTGTTGAATGGACCGACACCGACGGTCGTCGTCGCGTCTCCAACAAGTGGACCGCGTCGACTGCTGGCACCGACATCATCGCCTACGTCACTCTCGATCCGGCCATTGTCTATGACATCCAGGCCAACGGTTCGCTGACTTCGGCGTCGATCGGTTCGCAGTACAACACCACCGCCATTGGCACCGGCAACTCGTCGGTCGGGATCTCGCAGATGATGCTTGATACCGCCACGTCGGGCACCAACGCGCAGCTTCGGGTTATCGGCCTCACGCCGGGCCCCGACAACGCTTGGGGTGACAATTACACCATCGTCCAGGTCCAGATTAGCGAACATCAGAACGTCGCTAACGCGGCTGCGTACTAAGGGAGCGTCTGAACCATGGCTACTCCGATGCGTTCAACCGATTTCCGCTCTATCGTCGAGCCGATCCTCAATGAGGAATTCAACGGCATCTACGAACAGCGGGCGGACGAATACAATCAGGTCTTCAAGACCTTCAACGGTATTCCCCGCAACTACCACGAAGAACCGGTCCTGTACGGGTTCGGCGCTGCTCCGGAGCTTCCGGACGGCATGCCGGTCACCTACCAGTCGGGCGGTGTCCTCTTCATCCAGCGCTACGTCTATCGCGTGTACGGCCTTGCCTTCGCGCTGACCAAGGTGCTGGTGGAAGACGGCGACCACATCCGCATTGGTCAGACCTACGCTCGCCACCTCGCGCAGTCGCTCATTGAAACCAAGGAAACCCTTGGCGCCAACGTGCTGAACCGCGCGTTCAACCCGGCCTATGTCGGCGGCGACGGCGTTGCTCTCGTGGCGACCAACCACCCCATCGCGAACGGCACCTTCAGCAACCAGCTGGCCACTGCGGCGAACCTGTCGCAGACCCCGCTGGAGCAGATGCTGATCCAGATCCGCAACGCCGTGGACAACAACGGCAAGCGCATCCGTCTGACGCCGAAGAAGATCGTCGCTGGTTCCACCAACGTCTTCCAGGCCGAAGTGCTGCTGAAGTCGGTGCTGCGCACCGGCACCGCGAACAACGACATCAACCCCGTCAAGTCGATGGGCATGCTGTCGGACGGCCAGGCCAACCTGTCGCGTATCACCTCGACCACCGCTTGGTGGGTCCAGACCGACGCGTCGGAAGGCCTGAAGCTCGCCATGCGCCGTGGTCTCGAAAAGAGCATGGAAGGCGACTTCGAGACTGACTCGATGCGATATAAGGCCACCGAGCGCTACGCATTCGGTTGGACCGACCCTCGCGGCGTGTTCGGCACGGCGAGCGTCTAACCCAAACTGCTGTAAAGCAACGCTTTACGAGATAGCCCCCGGCCAAAAGCCGGGGGCTATTTTTGTGCTTGCGCTCTGGTATGTGACTTTGTAAGATACAAACTCAGTCACAAGGGGCACAAAGTGAGAGCATCAACCGCAGAGGTGGTGAGCAAGTTCCACCCGGACGTGCTCGCTAGGTACGACTTTAGCCGGGCTGCGTATCACGGGGCGCTCCAGCGCGTGACCGGCATTGTGTGCGCGGACCACGGCGAGTTCAGCCAGTACCCTGCGCAGCTTCGCAAGAACGGCGCTGGCTGCCCGTCCTGCGGCGGTCTCGTCAGAGCGTCAAAGCGCCGTGCCTCCATCGACTATGTTATCCAGCAGGCCAACGAGCGGCACTCCAACTTCTACGCCTACGAGCAGGCGGTCTACGTCAACAACGCCACCAAGTTTACTGTGACGTGCCCGGAGCATGGCAACTTCAGCATCGCCCCTAACAACCACTTGGCCGGCAAGGGCTGCCCCAAGTGCGGGGCGCTCAAGCGCGGCCATCGCAAGGACGTGGGAACTGCTGCGCGCAAGACGGCGGACACGAAAATCGCGCGATTTGCCGCCCAGTTTGTGGCTGACGCGCGCCGAGTTCACGGAGACACCTACGACTACTCGCAGGTCGAGTATCAGGGCCAGCAAACCAAGGTAACGATCCTGTGCAGCGAGCACGGGTCTTTCCGCCAGACGGCAGAGCACCACATCAAACGCGCCCAAGGCTGCCCCGGGTGCTCGCACCACCGGTCTAAAGGCGAAGCCCACCTCGCCAAGTTCATGCAGATTTTTGCAGATACACAGGAACGCAATCGACAGGTCATCGCGCCGAAGGAGTTGGACATCTACGCGCCGAACGAGAAGGTGGCAGTCGAGTACTGCGGTGAGTACTGGCACGCAGCCTCGTCTCCGGGAGAGGAGCGCAAGGATCGCACTCGCCACTTAGACAAGTATCGGGCCTGCCAAGCCATCGGCGTCCGCTTGCTGACCGTGTACGAGAGCGAGTGGCTATCGCGTCCTTTCGCCATCAAACGGCTGATACGTAATGCGCTCGGCAAAGCTAGGGGCCGCATCATGGCTCGTAAGTGCGAACTGGAGGCTGTCGGCAGCGCAGAAGCAGCAGCCTTCTTCGAACGGTACCACCCACAGGGCGGCGCAGGGTGGGGCTACGCCTACGGTCTGCGGTATCGCGGAAAGCTGGTGGCCTGCATGCGTTTTACCTTTGGCGCCAACGATAGAGGGAGCAAGGCAGACCGCGCGTGGACGCTGACGCGATACGCCACCCGCGTATCGGTCGCCGGAGGCGCTTCCCGGCTGTTCTCCGCCTTTGTTGCAGAGCACAAGCCGGCGCTAGTTAAGTCGTTTTCGGACAACCGCTACTTCACGGGCGGCATGTACGACAAGCTCGGGTTTGCACTTGAGGAGGATGCAGAGCCTGATTACCAGGTGTACCACCCTAAGACTGGTCTGATGTCGAAAGCGTCGTGGCAGCGCAGCAAGATCCCGGCGCGTATCCGAGATATTGGCTCGGCTGAGCAGTTTGACCCCGCAACTGACCCTCGAAGCGAGCGCGATGTGACCTACCTGCTAGGCGCGCAGCGGCTGTTTGACTGCGGCAAGAAGCGCTGGGTCTGGCGTGCGAACCAGCACTAGCCAAGCCTAGCATCTTTCTGCTATATCGCTCGGACCAACCTTTCGCGAAGGATTGACCTACTATGTCACAGACCACTTGGAGCGGGCCGCTCGCCTCGGGCGACAAAGCCGCCGGCATTGCTGGCGGGCCGAATATCGGCCTCGTCCGCCTGACCCAGACCGCCACCCTGAACGTCGACGCCACGCTGGTGCAGAACGTCTCGTTCAACCTGCCCGTCAACTCGATCATCGACAACGTGCAGTGCGACGTCGTCACGGCCTACGACAGCGCCACCTCGGCGACCTTCTCGGCTGGTACCTCGTCGGGCGATACGTCGTACGTCAGCGGCGTGAGCGTGAAGAGCGCTGGCCGCAAGACCCAAGGCTACACCGGCGCGCAGCTGCTGGCGATGTCGGACACCGGCAGCAACACCACTGTGGTCGCGACCGTTACCTCGGTCGGCCAGCCCACCACTGGCAAGATCTTCGTCACGGTCAGCTACACCCAGACCACTGGCAGCTGATAGGCTAGGGCCGGCGCTTCGGCGTCGGCCCAACTGAAGGACTTCACATGGCTGACGCGGTAGCAACTCAGGTGCTTTTTGATGGCGAACGCAAGGCCATCATGAAGTTCACCGACATTTCGGACGGCACCGGCGAAAACAAGGTGACCAAGGTCAACGTCAGCGCACTGAACCCGAATATCCTCGGGCAGGCGTGCAATGGCGTGACCATCACCAAGATCTACGCCATGACGCACGGCATGGAAGTGTTCATCTATTGGGACGCTACGACCGACGTGCTCGTCACGGCGGTGCCGCAGAACACCAACTACAAGATGGACTACGAGGAGTTCGGCGGACTGTGGAACGACTCGGGCGCCGGCAAGAACGGGAACGTGCTGTTCTCGACCTCCGACGCTTCTGCCGGCGACGCCTACACGATCATCCTTGAGATGGTTAAGCACTACGCCGGCGCGTAAGGACTGAGCATGGTTGCGTTCGCCTTCCAACTCGCAACCCCTAAAGCCCAGGCCGATCTGGCCGAGGCTGTGACACCGTTCTTGGCCCCTCCGGCCATGGGCGCACCGCAGCCCGCCCCAACGCCTCAGCAGGGGCCGCTCTCTGTCTCATCCCGCCCGGAGAGCATGGCCGTGCTGGCACAGCCGAAGACGCCGATGGCGCAGACGCTACTCGCCCAGCGTATGCAGCAGTCTCCTTCGGCGCAGGGAATGAGTTCCTCCCCCTCATTCCCTGCATTCTCCGTGCCTGCTGTGCAGGCTCAAGGGCAGATGGCCCAGCGCTTCGCTGTTGGCGGTCTGGCCACGTCGCTGCGCGAGGATCCCGAGGACCACAGCCGCGATCAGGATGCCATCGACACGCGCAACCAGCAGATGCTGGCGCTCGTCGGCCATCCGGCGCCCGGCAGTCCGATGATGAGCGCTCAGCCACAGATGCAGCTGCCTTACGGCGGGCTCGCAGTTAAGCCGATGGGAGCCATATGATGAAGGGCTTCAAGGACACCACCAAGACGCACTACGCCACCGGTGGCGGCGCATGGACGCGCAAGGAAGGCCAGAACCCCGAGGGCGGCCTCAACGCCAAGGGCCGTGCGTCGCTCAAGGCGCAGGGCCACGACATCAAGCCTCCTGTCAGCGCGAAGCAGGCAGCCAAGTCGCCCAAGTCGGCGGCTCGGCGCAAGAGCTTCTGCGCTCGGATGAGCGGGATGCCTGGTCCGATGAAGGACGACAACGGTAAGCCGACGCGCAAGGCGCTGGCTCTCAGAAAGTGGGACTGCTGACATGAAGGGCTTCAAGAACACCACCAAGATGACCCACGACGCCAAGCACCTGTCGCAGGGCGGCTCGTGCAGCGGGTACGCCAAGGGCGGCAAGGTCTCGCAGGCCAAGGTCGAGAAGGTCATGCACGAGTGGGGCAAGGGCGCGCTGCACAGCGGCTCGAAGAAAGGCCCCGAGGTCAAGAGCCAGAAGCAGGCTGTGGCCATCGCGCTGAGCGAAGGCCGCAAGGCCGCGCACAAGGCGCAGGGCGGCGCGGTCAAGCCCGTCGGGCGCGACGCGATGGTCGGCAACGCCGTAGGCTACCCGATGAAGGGCGGTAAGATCGAGGCTGTTGGCGCTCCGATCAAAAAGGCGCGCGGCGGCATGCTCCAGAACGTCGAGGCCATGAACACCCGGCAGGTGCGCCAGATGGCCCGCAACAACCCGGATCTGGCCAACCGCGCCGCGCGTCTGGCTGACATGGCGCAGTTGCGCACCGACCTCGGCAATCTGCCCGGTACCTCGGCGCCCAAGCGCCCGTCGCTGGTCGGCGTCAATGCTCCTTCGCCGATGGGCTACAAGAAGGGCGGCAAGACCGGCTGCTGACTTGCTGCTAGGCCCTAATTCCGCTACTGTGCGTTGGCCAGATAGGCCTGCTCACAGTGGCGGGCTGCGGTTTAACGACAGCGAGCAGGGCTGATGGCGTACAGCAACACCATTTCCAAGACGAACTTCAACACCGGGCGCGTGGTCGACAATGCGATCCGCCGGTGCAAAATCCCTGCTGAGCAGATCAGCGGCGAGTACATCGAGATCGCCAACGACCAGCTGTACCTGCTGCTGTCGGACCTCACCAACCAGGGCGTTCCGCTCTGGACCATCGAGAAGCAGATCATCCCGCTCTATAGCGGCGTGGGCGACATCTCGTTGGACACCAGCGTCAACGACATCCTCAACGGGAACCTGCGCTGGCTGCTGACGGTCGAAGGCTCGAACACCGATACCTCGACGCAGCGGCTGATCAACTTTGGCCTGCCGACCTTCGTCTCGACTGTCGGTATCCTATGGTCGCAGCCTGCGGTGCCGATTGCGATTGAGCGCTCGGTTGACTTCGTCAACTGGACGTTGGTGCAGACCGAGACGCCCACGGCTGCTGCCGGTGAGTGGACTTGGTTCGACCTGACTAGCAGCGTTGCGACGCAGTTCTTCCGCATCCGAGCGACCTCTGGCACGCTGGGCTTCAGCTATATCTACACCGGCAACACGCCGACCGAAATCCCGCTGGCTCGCATGAACCGCGACGACTACACCAACCTGCCGAACAAGTACTTCCAGTCGAACCGTCCGCTGCAATACTGGTTCGACCGCCAGATCCCGAACCCGATCATGCACATGTGGCCGGTGCCGAACGACGGTGCAGTGTTCTCGCAGCTGGTGCTGTGGGTGCAGCGCTACATCATGGACGTTGGTACCATGACGCAGAACCTCGAGATCCCGCAACGCTGGTTCGAGGCTATTGTGGCTGGGCTGGCGGCGAAGCTGGCGCTTGAGATCATCGAGGTTGATCCGCAGCTGATCCCCATGCTTGACGCCAAGGCCGCGCAGGCACTGGCTATCGCGCAGGCCGAGGAGCGCGATAACTCGCCGATGATGATCGCTCCGAATATTAGCCCCTACACACGGTAACTGGCATGGTCTCGTACAAACTCAAAGACGAAGCCAAGTGGCGGAAAGACCCGCAGTACGACGACGGCAAGCTGGCGTGGATGTCGCCGTCGGCGTATCTGTCGCGCGTGCCGGCGCTGCTGCACACCGTCACTGACCAGAAGCTGATCGCCAAGCACACGAAGAAACTCGAGAAGGGCAAGAAGATGAAGCCCCTCGCGATCTACTCCGACGGCGAGCCTAATGGCCGGCACCGCGCTGAGGCAGCGAAGGCACTCGGCATCAAGCACGTTCCTGTGCTTGTCGGCGGCATGGCTCCGACCAAGTATCCCGGCAAGCTCAAGGTCAAGAAAGGGAAGTAGCCATGGCCGTGTATCTTGATACCCGTGGGCGCACCACGTTGGGCATCGGGCTGTGCGGGCGATGCTCGCGCAAGATGAGCCTTGATGACCTGTACGACGATCCGAACTACCCTGGATTGAAGGTGTGCCTCCTCGACCGCGACCAGTACGACCCCTATCGCTTGCCCGCCCGGCAGCCGGAGACCATTGCGCTGCGTTTTGCGCGTCCCGATGTCCCCCTCGAGACAATTCCGCTTGGCTTGCCGACGCAGGATGATAGCTACTACATGACCGCCGAGGACTCGCAGGACTATCTGGAACCGTAAATGACCACGCCTCCGTCAAACCTCGTCCCGACGCGCATCACGCAGCTTCCCGAGTACACCGGGACAGACACTGGCGGCTATTTCCCGTACACCTATCAGGGCGTCACCTGGAAGGTGACCTTCGCTCAGCTGGCAAGCGCCGGCGCTGTTCCGTCCTCGCGCGTCATCGCTACAGGCACCGGCCTGTCCGGCGGTGGTGATCTCAGCCAGAACCGCACGCTCTACATCACGCCGGGCGGCGTCGGCTACGACCAGCTTGCGGCTTCTGGTGTAACTCCGGGCACCTACGGGGACTCGCTGAGCATCCCGGTGATCACTGTTGACGCCAAGGGCCGCGTGACGGGTGTCACGACTGCCACGCCGTCGATCTCGGGCTTCGTCCCTACCAGCACGCAGGTCATCGCCGGAAGCGGCTTGACCGGCGGCGGAGCGCTGACTGGCAACGTCACGCTCAACGTCAATTTCTCTAGCGCAACGCCTCAAGCTCTCGGCCCTGCGACCGCAGGCGTCTCGACTGCTGCTGCTCGCGGCGACCACGTTCACCCTGCGGTGAACCTGTCGCACAGTTCCGAGGTCAATGGCGTGCTCCCCATGGCCTTCGGCGGCACCAGCAACGCGCTGTCTCCCGTTGCTGGTGCCATCGTCTACTCGACCGCGTCGGGCATGGCGCTGTCGAACGCCGGCACCGTCGGGCAGGTACTCGTCTCTGCTGGAGGCTCGAGTGCGCCCACTTGGCAGACGGTTTCGATCACTGGTCCTACCGGACCGACTGGTGGCGTTGGGCCAACGGGATCTACTGGCCCTATCGGCGCAACGGGGCCGACTGGAGCCGCGTCTACGGTGCCTGGGCCTGTTGGGCCGACCGGCGGCTACGGTCCTCAAGGCGCGACTGGCCCTACTGGCAGCACCGGCCCAACCGGCCCCACTGGCCCGACTGGGCCCACCGGGGCCGCCTCTACTGTCGCTGGCCCCACTGGCCCCACTGGCCCGACTGGGCCGACTGGCGCCAACTCTACTGTTGCCGGTCCGACTGGCCCCACTGGTCCCACTGGCGCTCAGGGCATTCAGGGTGTCACCGGCCCCACTGGACCGACTGGATCTGTTGGCGCGACCGGCCCCACAGGCCCCACAGGCCCCACTGGCGCTGCCTCGAATGTCGCTGGCCCCACCGGGGCGACTGGTTCCACTGGACCCACTGGACCGACCGGCGCCGCCTCGAATGTTGCTGGCCCCACTGGCCCGACTGGCCCCACTGGTCCCACGGGCGCCGCGTCGTCTGTCGCTGGCCCCACTGGGCCTACCGGGCCGACCGGCCAGCAGGGCCCACAGGGCATCACTGGCCCCACGGGCGCAGGTTACTCGGCTGTTACATCCAGCACCTCGGTGACGCTGTACAGCGGCATCCTCGGCACCAATGTGACTTTCACGCTGACCTCG